AAATCAGGGAGGTGATCAGCACGATATACGCGGTTGATTTTGACGGCACGCTTTGCGGGCGGGCATATCCGAAAATTGGGGAACCGATACAACGGGTTATTGATTACGCAAGGCGGTTAAGTATGGACGGGAATCAATTAATTCTGTGGACTTGCCGAACGGGTGACAAATTGCAAGAGGCGCTTGATTGGTGCGAATTGCAAGGTTTGAAATTTGATGCGGTGAACGAAAATCTGCAATCAGAAATTGACTCCTGGGGAACGGACCCGCGAAAGATAGCGGCAGATTTTTACATTGACGATAAGGCCGTAACGGTCGATTCGATAATTACGGAAAAGGAGGTAAAGCAATTGAAGAAACAGGAGCTAAGGCAGACATGGGAACTCAAGCAGTCGGCGCAGCCTGACACGCTTGACATGTTTTTGTACGGCGACATCCAGGGCGATTCTTACGATTGGTACAGTGATACGGAAATCAAGAGCGAAACGTCTGCTAATTATTTCAGGGAAGAACTTGCCAAATTTCCGAATACAAAAAGCATCAATTTGTATTGCAATTCATACGGCGGTTCGGTTTACGAAGCAATGGCTATCAGGAACCAGTTAAAGAGGCATCCCGCGACAGTAACCGGATTCGTTGATGGCTTTGCGGCTTCGGCAGCATCGTTCATTCTGACGGCTTGCGACAGCGTAAAGATGTACTCCAACACAATGCAGATGATCCACAACATGTGGGGCGTTGCGGTTGGAAATGCAAAGGAATTCCGAAAGACTGCGGATGATCTCGACGCGATCATGGACGGAAACCGCAAAGCATATCTTGAAAAATCTGCCGGAAAAGTCACAGAAGAAAAGTTAATCGAAATGCTCGATGCAGAAACATGGCTTACTGCCGTGCAGTGTTTGAAATATGGATTCTGTGACGAAATCATTGCAGAAGAAAAAGACCTTACAAGCGCAAAACAGATGTTGCAAAAAGCAAATGTTTCAATGGCGCAGCATATCGAATTCAGCAAGTCGCTCGCAGCGCAATTACGCGAACTGTCAAAACCGATTGAACCGACTATTGAAGTCGATCCAATAATCACCGAACCGGCACCCGAACCCGAAACTCCAAAGCAAACAGAGAACAAATTAAGCAAATTTTTATCAGCGTTGACACGCTAAAGGAGAAACACACATGAAAAATCTTGACATTTTACAGGCCGAAAGAACAGCAATCCTTCAGAAGTTTTCCGATGCAATCAAGGCTGACGACAGCGCCGATTTTGTTGCCGCGTTTACCGAACTGGCCGCAAGCATCGAAGAGTCTGTCAAGGCAGAAGCCGCAACATTTACACAGGGGGCCGATGTTGCCATCCTTGCCGCTCGCGGAGTAAGACAGCTTACATCCGAAGAGACAAAGTTCTGGCAGTCTGCTATTACCGGCATGAAATCCTCCGATCCGAAACAGGCGTTTACCGGAACTGACAACATCTTGCCGAAAACGACCATTGATGCTATCTTTGCCGACCTCGTTGCAGAACATCCGCTGCTTGACGCTATCGCGTTTGAGAACACCGGCGCATTGACAGAGATCCTTGTTTCCACAACTTCCGGCGTTGCCGCATGGGGCGAACTTACCGCAACAATCGCATCCGAACTTGCCGGTGCATTTGCCGTTATCGACCTCGGACTTAAGAAATTGTCCGCTTTTATCCCTGTATCAAAAGCAATGCTCGACCTCGGACCGATCTGGCTTGATAAGTATGCCCGCGGACTGTTGTCTGAAGCACTCGCTACTGAACTCGAAGCCGCTATTGTTGATGGTGACGGCAAAGCGGGTCCTCTCGGAATGACAAGAGCACTGACCGGCGCAACAGACGGTGTATATCCCCGCAAGACACAGGTTACCGTTACCGATCTCGGGCCTGCTACGTTTGGTGATCTTGCCAACACAATCTCGCAGGGGCCGAACAGCAAGCGCAGAGCCGTGCCGGAAATCCTGATGGTCGTCAATCCTGCCGACTATTATACGAAGGTGTTCCCCGCCGTAACACCTCGTGCCGCTGACGGTACATACAATTATGACGTGTTCCCTTATCCGGTCAAAAAAGTAATCTCTCCTGCCGTTCCTGCCGGCGGCGCGGTGTTCGGACTTGCAAAGCGTTACTTCTTCGGACTCGGAACATCAAAGGGCGGCAAGCTCGAATTCTCCGACGAATACAAATTCCTCGAAGATCAGAGAATCTACCTTGTGAAACTGTATGGCAATGGCAAGCCTCTCGACGCAAACGCTTTTGTCTATGCTGACATCTCCGGTCTTGTCGCAGTCGTCCCGACTGTTGCGATTTCCGGCACTGTGTCAACTGACGAAGTTGCCTGAGGTTAGACAATGAGGGCAATAGTTACCCGAAAATTTCGGGATAAACACACAAATGCCCTCCACACAATCGGTGAAGAAATCATCGTGACGAAAGGGCGGTTCGAAGAAATAAATTCGAGCCGCCCGTATGTGGAGGAAATCAAGAAGGTGAAATAAATGGCAACGAATTCAATAGTCGAACTTCTGGCGGCGGTAAGAAACTATCTTGACATTACATGGGCAGACGTAGGCACCGATACAAAGCTGAGCGGAATTATAAAGCGCGGAATGGCGTATCTCGATCTGAAAACCGGTGCCACACTTGACTACTTGCCGGAAGATTTGCCGCGTCAACTGTTGCTTGATTACTGCCTATATGCCCGTTCGAACGCGCTTGATGAATTCGAGACAAATTACCTGTCAATGCTTTTGTCTTTGCAGCAAAGGGAAGAGGTGGCAGCGTATGTTATCGCGCAAACGCCAATCGTTTCCTGACGGCACTATCGGAATCTACACAGTCGGAGACGTTTCCGCGGCGGGCGATATGCCCAAAGAGGGAATAATACTTTCTCAAACGCTCCGATACGAAGAACGCACGGTCGGCATTAATCGGTTCTATTCGGCTTTGCAGAACAACGTCAAGGTGGCGTTTGTTTTGCGATGTCCACAGATTCGGAGCGTGTCAACAAGCAACGTTGCGGTCAAGGACGGTGTGCAGTTTGAAATCAAGCAGGTACAACACCCACCCGATGTAAACCCTCCTGTAATGGATTTAACGCTCGAAAGGCTGGGTGAACCGCATGCAACTAGCTGACATCAAAACAGCCTTGCTGACGGTCACAACAGCCGTGAAGCACTATGACGGAACGGGCACAACAGGCAACTACGTTGTGTGGGCAGAGGACGGACAAGCCGGTTCGGTTTGGGCAGACGGAAAAATGACAGAGCAAGCCGTTTCGGGAACGATCGACTATTTCACAAAGACCGAATATGATCCGAATTTTGCAAAGATACAAGCGGCGCTTGATCTAATCGGATTATCGTATCGACTGAATTCAATTCAATACGAAACCGCAACAAAATACATCCATTACGAATGGGTTTGGCAGGTGGTCTGATGGCGAGAATGACGTTCAAGGCGGGCGACGCGTTTGCACTGCAATTGTCAAGGTTCGGGCAGCGTTCGGACGTGATTGCAAAAAAGGCGATTTATGAAGGCGCTGCAATCATTGCTGACAAGGTAGAGGCTAATCTCGAAGGCGTTTTAAAGGATTCGGACACGGGACAAACGGGCGAACTGATGGCGTCGTTTGGCGTTACCCCGATCAAACAAGACAACAGCGGAAACTGGACGGCAAAGATAGGCTTTGACGGGTATGACAACAAAGGGGTCGCAAACCAACTAAAGGCGAGAGTCCTCGAGAGCGGGTCGTCACAGCAAAAGAAAACGCCATTTGTCAGACCGGCAGTAGACTCGACAAGGCGAGCCGTAATTAAAAAAATGAACGATGTAATCAACGAAGAAATTAAAAAGCTACTTTAGGAGGAAAAAACATGTCAATCACTCACAGCGCAACCACTAATATTAAAAAGCTGGTTTATGCAGTTATGACAGACGAGGCTTTGGAAACGTACGGAACAGTAAAGCCGGTGTCCCCACTTATTAACATGAAGATTGCACCATCGGTTAACGCGGCAACGTTGTATGCAGACGGATACGCAGTTGAAAACGTATCGGCAATCGGAGACATCGCGGTTGACATCGAGACGCAAGACATGCCGCTTGAATTGCAGGCGGATTTTCTCGGGCACACTCTTGATCCGATTACTGGCATTATGGAATACAACAATGCTGACATTCCGCCTTACATCGCTATTGGGTATCAGCGCGTCAAGGCGAACGGAAAGAGCCGTTTTGTTTGGCTGTTAAAGGTAAAGTTCCAGGAATTGGCAGAAGAGGGCGCAACACAGGGCGAAAGCGTTGTTTTCCAAACCCCCAAAATCACGGGCGTTGGCGTTTGCAACAAATCTGGCGACTGGAAAAAGGTTGCCGACGAAGATTCCGGCACGACACCGACAACGGTAGCATATCTTGACACCGTACCTGTATCGGCTTAATCAAACAAAGGGCGGTCAGAAATGGCCGCCCTATTCTTTTAATCTCGGAGGCGTTGAGAGGCAATGCAAATTATTTTGAATAAAAAGACCTACACGACAAGTGCGGTCAAGGCAATAAAGGTCAGAGAAGCATTAATAATTTACGAATCAACAGACATGAGCAATATTGATTCAAAAAAGCTTGACGAGATGGCGGACTATGTCGTTTCGCTTTATGGAGACAAATTCACACGCGACGAACTGTATAACGGTCTGGGAGCGGATCAACTCATAAGCACGTTAATTGGCAACATGAGCAAGGTTATCGCGGGTGTGACCGACATACTAGACACGTTTCCCGAAAAATAACGGTTCGGGCGAAAAGGTGACGCTGGCAAATTGGATCAGGGATTTATATTCAAATTTAATGCAGCACGGTTACAAAATGAATGATATCGACGAGATGGATTTGGTCGGTTATTTGGATATTAAGAGTTACGAAGCAAACAGAGACAACATAAATCAAGTATCAGCGCTCGACGCTGCCGGACTATAAGGGCGCTAAGGCGCTTTTATTTTGCCCGAAAGGAGTAAATCATGGCTTACGACATAGGGCCTACCGTTGGCGTACTTGGAGAGCAAGAATTTAAAAAGGCAATGTCCGGAATAGGAAACGAATTCAAGTTATTGGGATCGGAAATGAAGCTTTCGGCATCTCAATTTGCAAAAAATGACAAGTCAATGGGGGCGCTTAGCGCACAAAGCAAGGTTTTAGGGAAAGAGATAGACACACAAAAGGGGAAAATATCCCTAATTACAGAACAGTATGACAAGCAAAGCGCAAAACTGACCGAACTGAAAGCAAAGCTCGATGCTACAAAAGCCGCGTTTGCTGCCGACTCCGACGAGGTTGCAAGGGCGAGAAACGAATACAACCAACAGAACACAACCGTAATCGGATTAAATACGCAATTAAATAATGCAACAGCAACACTAAATAAAATGGACGCCCAACTTGCCGCGAATGCAAAGAATATTGCTTTGCAAAATAGCAACTGGACAAAGCTTGGCAAGTCGCTCGACACCATCGGGACGAAAATGAAAACCGTCGGGGACGGAATGACAAACGTTGGAAAGACGTTGTCCATGTCTGTTACCGCTCCGGTTGTCGCACTGGGAGTTGCCGCGGTAAAAACCGGCATGGATTATGAAGCCGCAATGTCCAGGGTCAAGGCAATTTCGGGCGCAACAACAGAGGAATTTCAAAAACTAAACGACCAGGCGTTGCAATTGGGACAGGACACCGCATTCAGCGCAAAAGAAGCCGCACAAGGCATGGAGAACCTAGCATCTGCCGGAATGTCAGTCAATGAAATCATGACGGCAATGCCCGGAATGCTTGCCCTTGCCGCATCGGGCGGAATAGAAATTGCAGAAGCAAGTGAAATTGCATCTGGTGCGCTCGTCGCATTTGGGTTGGACGCAAGCAAGAGTGGACATGTTGCGGATGTTTTGGCAAAAGCCGCAGCTGATACAAACGCGGGCGTAACTGATATGGGTATGGCGCTGAAATATGCCGCCGCACCTGCAAACGCGCTCGGAATGAGTGTTGAAGAAGTCGCCGCGGCAGTCGGAACGATGAGCAACGCCAACATCAAAGGAGAACAGTCTGGCACAACTCTGCGTGGATCTTTAATTGCCCTTGCATCTCCTTCTTCCGCCGCCGCCGATGCTATGGAAGATATTGGGTTTAATGCGTTTGACGCACAAGGGAAAATGCTTCCCTTTGCTGATGTAATTGGGAACCTTAAAACTGCAACGGCGGATTTGACAGACGAGCAAAAGGCGAACGCGCTTGCGACAATATTCGGGCGCGAAGCAATTTCGGGAATGATGGTTCTTGTCGATGCGGGTCCGGAAAGCCTGTCCGCATTAACGCAGTCGTTTGTTGATTCTACCGGCGCCGCCGATGCTATGGCAACGACCATGCAAGACAACACAAAATCAAGCATTGAGCAAATGACGGGCAGCCTTGAAACGGCAGCAATCAAAATAGAGCAATCTCTTGCCCCGACAATTACGGAACTCGCCCTGCTGCTGCAAGACCTAGCGGACGACTTTTCGAATTTGAGTCCCGAAATGCAAGGAACGATCATCAAGGCCGTGGCAATTGTCGCGGCAATCGGACCCGTTCTGACTATTTTCGGAACGCTGACAAAATCGGTTGGTGTAGTAACGACCGGTTTTGGCATGGCATCGCAGGCGATAGGCGTAGCAACGACCGGCGCAACGGCGGCGACACCGGCAATAGCGTCTATGGCGGCCGCGTTCACGGCGCTCACCGGACCTGTCGCCATCGCCATTGTCGGAATAGCGGCGATATCGGCTGTATTTATCGGCATCACGCAAGACTCGCGTGATGCGACTAACGCGGTCACGGCGGTAACCGATGCGATGAATGTGTCAAATGATGCGTCAAATGACTCAATAGCCGCGGCAGAAGCAGAATCAACGGCAACAAGAAACATGGCGGACGACCTGTTCGCCCTTGCCGATCAAGAAAGTAAGACGAACGAACAAAAAGCAGAAATGCAGGGCCTTGTTGAAAGTCTTAATAAATCGGTGCCAAATCTCAATCTTGCTTACGACGCGCAGACCGACGCGCTGAACAAAAACAAGGATTCCGTCTATGACCTGATCGACGCAAAAATGGACGAAATAAAGCTGTCCGCGTATGCCGATAAGCTAAAGAACGATTATGCAAATCAGGCGAAGCAGGCGGAGCTATACACAGCGGCGCTCAAGCGATTTAATGATGCAAAAAAGGCGTTTAACACTTACACGCCAAATGCTATCGAGGGCATCCAAAGAACAGCCGAATATTACGAAGCGTCAGAAGCAATCATACAGGTTTGCGATGCGTCTGACAAAACAGAGGAATCGCTCAAAGCAAGCAAAGAGGCATACGCGGCTCTTGCCGGCGATGCATCTAAGGCGGGAAGCACGCTGACGGCCGAAGCGCAAGCACAAAAGAAAGCGGTTGACGACGCGGCGGCATCTACGGCGGCGGCGGTAGCGCAAAGCTCGGAAAATTTAACGCAGTATTACGAGGACTTGGAAAAGGCCGCGCAGGATCACCAAAGCGAAATGGGATCGATTGACCAAAACGGAATAGACCAAAGCAAGGAAACCGCTAAAGAGTGGAAGGCGAATTTAGATCAGCAAATCATAGATATGCAATCATGGCGCACAAATATGCTCACCCTTTCGCGAGAACTCCCCGCGGAGTTCCTTGAATATCTGCGCGAGCTTGGACCCGGAGAGGCACAGATCATACAGGATTTGGTTGACGGATCTCCCGAAGAGCGGGCGGCGGCCGTTGAAACGTGGCGAGAGTGGGGAAGGCAGGCCAAAAATGCCGCGATAGACGAATTAGGAAAAGCGCCCGGAGAAGCTTCAATGGCAGGGGCGAACGCTGGTTTTGCCTTCGTAACCGCCCTTAACGCGTCGGTGTCGGGCATTAAGGTCGATCCCGTATCAATTCCGGTTAAATATTTCGGAAGCAAAATGGATCTTCCTAAGCTGCCCGGCTTTGCGGTCGGGTCGCGATACCTTCCGTCAGACATGCTGATTCAGGCGCACCAAGGAGAAATGATTGTCCCTAAGTCAGAAAATCCATATGCCAACAGCGGCGGAAATATCTTGTCAAGCGGGACACAAGGGACAACAAAAGTTGAACACCGGTTCCCCGACCCTTTGGTCATCGAAGGCTACGGCGAAAATGGCGATCTGGCCATTAGAAAAGTCATTGATATGGTGCAAAAAGAGAAATGGTTTAGCGGGACGTAAGGAGGCAACATGCTCAACATTTACAACCGAATAGAGTCTATCGGCGGGGCAGAGTACGACGGTATTTTGTCCAAAGCCGTAGACAATGAAACGACACAGAAAATAGAGACGATCATGCTTGACGGGTCTGTATCAATTCAGGTCATCGGAAGTCCCATAACAAGCGTAGACGTTGAATATTATTGCAAACGACAAACGCGCAGGCAATTGCAGGCGTGCGCCGCCACGGGTGCACCGGTCGTTGTTTTACATCGCGACAAAATATGGACGGGTGTAATAAGCGGGAATGTAATCGTCGAGCCGTATATCTCGACTACAGACGAAAGGCTGGCGTTTACCATCTTGGTTAGCGAGGAAAACAGCAGATGATAGCAATTGACAGCACAATCAAATCCCGTACAACTAGCAACATTCAGACGATTGCAAACAACTCAAATCCGTCGATGCAGGTCGTTGTTTCCCGCCCACGCACACCGATATTTGATAAACGATTTTGGCAGGAAACAATTGTCACGGCTGGAGCCAGTGCAACGTGTACATCTGTTGCCGTCCGGAAAACCGGAAAGCTACCTGACCGGATCTTTGTAGCCTACATAGCAGGCGGCACATTAACAGTCAAATCAGCATCCCTGACATACCCGATCAGCAACATGGCATGGGCGGTTGAATCAACAATCCCGAACTGCGTAGCCTGCGCGCTCGAATTTGACGGTAATTTTATCAGATCCGGACGAAATGTTGAATACCGCACCGAAAGCACGCCGTGGTTATTTTATACAACAATGGCGGGCGAACTTTGGGCGGGCATTTTAGGTGAATCATTCGAACTTTTAGCCGCGGCAGGAGCAAGCACAATCGATGTAGTTCGCGGCATATCAAGCCTATATAAAGATATCGATCAGGGCATGGTTGTTTTTTACATCCTAAATAGCGCGGTGTATTACAGGCAGTTGATTGCCGGAGTCTGGCAAGGTCAACAAGAGGTAGAGATTGCTCCCGCCAACCCCGTATCGATTAAGGTCGAGCGATTGTTTGATTATCGCATTTGTTTACAAATAACGGATTCATCCGGCGCTCTGTGGGAAGTATTTACCAAAATGGAGGCCAGCGGTTGGAATGGTACGGAGTATATCAGCCTAAGTCTTAGCCAAACGTCAGAATTGATCGAAGTGCATTACAGGGATTTTGCTACGGACGAAAACATAACGCTGTCACTGTCGCAGGAATCAAAGATCCTGTATGCCTTATCTCCGGTCATGGTGGGCACCGAAAACATAGATGACGGTAACGGTAATTACGGTTTGCAGGTCAGAATCACATGGGATGAAAACATCTTTGGGTCTGCCGGTCATGCCGGGAACTTTAGTCTGTCAGACGAAAATACATCGTGGATTGGGCAAAGTCTCACGCAGGACGGACGCGATTTTCTAATTACATTTGTTGATTTCAATAACGCGGTCAATCCGGTTACAGCGACATACACGCCGGGCACCATGATGGGCGATGTCGTGGCGGTTGAATCTTGCAGCATTGAATTTACTGCATCTGGGTTGATCCCAACGGAGATACCCATACCAGAATCATTAAGTGCTGAAAATCTTGACGCCAAACAAATCATTGTCAGTTTTGATGATGTTGTCGAGAGCGCAAATTGGGAGACAGCCAAAGCCGGATTTACGGTAACGGCACAGGAATATGACATGATACCAGGCGGCACAGCATCGCTGAAAACGTATGTTGTTGGTGCTGCAAGCTATCCGTCCGCAGAAGAGACAGACGAAACGCTGTCGATAAGCGGAGCGGCTTTGACAGATACGGAAATTTTGTCCGGAGCAATTGTCTTACAACTTGATATCTAAAGAAAGGAGGTAGTTTATGGCAGTTGATGATATGTACACAAAATTACTGCTACATATGGACGGAGCAGACGGCGGCACGACGTTTATAGACGAAGCGGGGCACACTATTACCGCAGCCGGAGGGGCCTGTACCAGAGTAGGCGTTGACATTGCATCAAATAAAACATATTACGCCAGCAGTTCTTACAACAGCACTTTTTTGCCAGGAAAAGCATTTGACAAAAGCGAGTCAACTGCGTGGAATGCAGCGAATAGCGCCGACAATGAATGGTTAGCCGTAGACTTGGGACTGGCATCAGCGATCGACACCTTGCGGTTTATGCCACACTACTATCAGGGAGCAATGGTCAAAGATTTTACATTATATGGAAGCAATAACAGCACTAATGGCGCGGACGGAACATGGACACAGATATATGTCGGAACACACGAGAATGCGAAAACATGGCAATCTTTCGCGGTTAACAGCGAGGCAGCTTATCGGTGGATCAAAATTGTCGGAAATAACTCGTATCGCGCGGACTTTGTCGGCGCGGCAATTGCCGAACTGGAACTAATAAAAGGGAAATTCGGTACGGCAATAGCCAGTTTTAACGGATCGGGCGATGGGTTGACGGTTCCCAATTCGGCAGAGTTTGAGTTTGGTTTGGGCGATTTCACAATCGATGGGTGGTTTTATTTTTTAAACAACACAAAGGGCTGGCAACTTGTGATTGACAAGGCTTCAAACGCGGTCGCCGCAGGTTGGGTGCTACAGCTTAATGCCAGTAACCAGCTTGTATTTTGGACATCTTCAAACGGTAGTTCTTGGGACAATCAGGTATTAAGCTCAACTTATGTTCCGATTTTAAGTACGTGGACGCATATTGCCATCATCCGGAATGGTTCCGCCTGGACGATGTACGTAAACGGCACACCGGTTGCGACGGGCACATACGCAGGATCGATCTTAGAGCAGTCGATTGACTTGGGTATAGGTAAACGGGCGGGATCATCGTCATATACTTATCAGGGAAATATTGACGAATTACGTATCTCTAAAGGCATTGCGCGCTGGACTACAAACTTTACACCACTTGCTGGGCCATATGTTCCGGTCGAATACAAAACATCCGGCACTGCTGTATTTGGTCCGTTTACGCTACCCATAATGACAGCCGATCCAGCAAGTTCATCAATCGACTGGACAGAGAATTTGCCGGAAGGCACAACACTATCGGTTAAAGCGGCCATTGTCGATACGTCACCGCAGGAATCGGACTATCAAACAGTGACAAACGGCGACGCTATACCGGGCATCTCGCAGGCATCATCCGGCAAAAACCTATACATCAAGGCGTATTTGAGCACGTCAGATGTATCAAAAACGCCAAAACTATTGTCTTTAGGATACGGCGTGGTCGAGCAACCGGATACAACCAAGGTCAAACTGGCATTAACGGATAATGGACGATTGAAATACCCCGCTGGGGATGTAACCGTATCCTATCAAAAAGCCAATGGCAATCTGGCCGGAGAGCTAGGCGGCCAAGTAGACGACTTCACACAGTTATTTACTCCGACAAATATAAACGAAGTGTTCAACCCGAATGATGTCGAAAATCTAACACTGTCGCTATCCCAAACAAGCGAAGTGATTGAAGTCATTTATCGGGATTTTCAAGAGCAGGAAAATATCAGCCTGACCATTACCCAAACCAGTGAGATTATCCATGTTAACGACATCCCGCAATAAGAGGAGGAAAAGAATGAAGCAGAAAATGAAAATGAATCTACACAACCGCTTTGACATCGAGGTTCGGGATGCCGGAACAGGCGAACTGAAGCAAAAGGCGTATGCCGAAAACATCATTCTGAATCAGGCTTGGGCACAGATTCTTGTTGACGGACAGGATTGGTTTGACCATATTAAAATTGGCACTGGTACCGGAACAATCGCAGCATCACGTACCACTCTATTTACACAGCTGCTGACGCGCCTGGCCACGGATTCCGTTTGGTCCGGGGACATGTCCGAAAACTGGTACAGCCATAGGCAAAAGGTTGTGTTGATCGAAAGTGAGTACGTCGGATCAGTAATAACGGAGGTTGGCATAGGACCGAGCACGGTGCTCTGTACCCACGCCCTGTTAAAAGACATGAACGGGAACCAAGTCGCCATCACAAAAACGAGTTTAGATATTATTACCGTATATGCAACGGTATATCTTCGCATATCTGGAGCATGGAGCAAAACTGCCGCAATTGATGTTGCTAGAATAAAGCCGGATACGAACCCTCTCGTTCGCATTCTTTTGGGTAGGCGAATGCCAATATTCCCTGGTGCTGGTTCAAGTAGAGTATTAAATTACCCATCTTATATGTGTGCCTCAGCAAATGACGCCTTTAATCAAGTTACTAGCGACTATCCACTAACAGTCATAACAAAAACATTTGATGTACCTAACAAAAAACTAACACTGTCTCATAGGATTCCTGCCGCTTCTGCAAACGTTGGTGGCTTAAAATCCTATATACTTGGTAGTAAACTTTACGGAGATTACTATGACGATATGACATTTCCATGCATGATTGCCCATTTATTGGATTCAGTAATCACACAGGCATTGATCGTTGAACAAATAGGCACGGGAAACGATGTGTTGACGGACTTTGCAACCACATTTCCCTTTGTCAAATCCGGTGCAGTCATTAAGGTGGATGGATCCGTTGTATCTCCTTTAGTATTGACGGAACTGCCAAAGGTCAAAGATATTAAAGGATATATGTACAATCTTGGAAACACGGGAAACGGGGAATTTAATGTCACAGATTTATTCCCGTCTGGAACCAACGCGCATGACCTGATATTGGAAAATCCATTTTATGCAGCCTATGGCATTGATTCTGTTGCTGCTACAAACGTTACCTTGTACACATCTGACGATATGACAACATGGACGCAGGTATATACCGGATCGGGAACCTATACTGTAGCAGCAGGACATAAACAAAAAAGGTACTGGAAAGCGACTAAGGAGGCAACAGCTGCATGGCGGATTACAGCCATAAATTGCGATGCCTTCGATGCGTTGAAAAATGTACTGTTTGCCGCAGCTCCCGCCAATGGTGCGGTTATCACGGCAGAATATGACGCCGATGTAGCAGCAAAAGACGTTAACCACGTATATGATGTCACGGTAGTCTTACAGTTCGGGGAATACACGCCATGATCTGGATAATAATAATCTGCATCATTGCCCTGATGTTAATGGCGGGTTACATCGGTTTTAGGTTGGGAGGTGGTTAAATGCTGACATGGGACTTTGCCAGACAACTAGACCCGGCGGCATCTCCGGGCAGTACGGTCAGTTATTTTGATACGATGTGCCAGAGCTTTTACATCGACACCGGTCAGATCAAAACCCAAATAGGGCATCTGCACCAAGGACAGTGGCAGGATTTAGAAAGAGAGCCGGAGGTCATCATATCAGATACCGGCTATGGGGCTTTAGACATTGAGCACAACTTCAACGGCGTGGTGTGGGGAACCGCACAGCACGGATTGGATGTTGTGTTTTTTCTTTACGAGTACATGCTCGATATTTCTTCGTGGATTGAGTCGGGATCGTGGAGCCTGGCACCGGAAAACCCGATTAAGATCGGAGATATCACGGTAAAAAATGCAGACAAAAGCCGGTTTGAAGATGATGCTCACACGCTATTTACACCGGGGTCAAAGCTTCGGAGCTGGTATGCATACGGCGATTCGGATCCGGTCATGTTTTGTATGTTTTTCATCGAGCACAGCCCGTACAGTAACACGGCCTTCAACTTTAAATTCTCCGGTCGAAACCGCCTTGGGTTCAGCCTGGTCAACCAAAAGTTTGATGAGCGGACAACCTATGCAGGCACGAGGACGGAAGCGATCACGCAGATGCTATTGGATGCAGGCGTTGTACCGGCGGCGATATTGGTCCAGGAAGATGCAACAGCCGCAAGCTTTACTTTTGAGAGCCAAAAAAATTATCTCGAAGGTATCACGGAGGCAACCGCATTAATTGACTGGTACTTTGACGATCTTCCGGACGGCACAATCGTCATTGGTGACGCGGCATTCATCAAGACCAACGCCGCCAAAACGGGTATTTATACTTTTGATCTGGGCGCGGATGTCAAGTCCAGAGAAGTATCCAGACAAACAGAGGGCGTTTACAGCCGGTTGTGCGTCAGGCGCAAAGGCAATACACCGTTGTCATTGTATGCGGATATACCGTACTTCGAAGGTTGGTACATTGGTGGTCACAAGACATTTTATCAGGATGTACCGGACATCACCGATCAATCGACAATGGAGCGGATCAGGGATCAGCTTGTCGAAGGGATGCAATACAGCGGTATCACCGAAACATTCGAAGGCAATTTCAGACCGTGGCTTCAGATCGGCGACGTGGCAATCATCAACGAAAGCGGCATGCCGCGCATATCGGGCATCGTAACCAATATTGCGCACAAATACGGCGTGTCGGGATTTTTCACCACATTTACCGTATCATCGGGCGGCACGATCAGCGATCCTGACAATCCTTCGACGGTGGCGACTAAATACACCGGACGAATGGGCGGGGCTAACAGGCCAAGACGATTGACTGACTATCTGTTACAAGGGTCAAATACACTGTCCGGCACAAGCACCACGGGCGATACAGGAGCGGCGGGTGAATCGATCAAAGGCGATCAGGGCGATCCCGGCGAATCTGGCGCATCGGGGGCATCGGCGTATGAGGTCTGGCAAGCGTTGGGCAATGCCGGGACGGAGCAGGACTTTATCAATTCTTTATCTCAAAACGCCGTACCGGTCGGGGCGTTGCAACTCTGGCCTACGGGGACAGCACCGGCCAATTGGATGTTGTGCGACGGTCAGGCGATAAGTCGGGCGACATACGATGATCTGTTTACATTGGTCGGCACTGCTTACGGGGTCGGAGACGGGACAACAACATTCAATTTACCGACACTGACCGATCCGGTCACGGGGATCAGCTACATGATTAAGGGTTTATGATTTGCGGGGAGGTGCTGAAAAGTGCCTCTCTTATCTTTTAACAACAGGGAGGCGCAGAAATGACAGAATGGAGTTCTTTTTCAACTGCCGTTGTTTTGCTTATTATCGGCGCGGTGATAAGCCTTTTAATTTGGAGATTGCAGCGGAAAATAGAAAAAAATGAATCAAACAGAGCGGCAAAGGAAGATGACCGCGAAGCAGTTAGAACGGAATGGCAAATACTACAAGTGCAAAGCGGAAATGCGGCACTTACGGGAATTATTGCAGTTGCCGAAGCGGTTAGGGACGGGCATTGCAACGGGAATGTAACCAACGCCTTGAAAGAAGCGAATATAGCCAAGAAGGATCAAGAGAAGTTTTTGACACGGCAAGGCGTTGAACATGTCAACGCAGAAAAACAAGGGAGATAAAACAATGAAAGAATCAACTGTTAAATGGCTGAAAGCGGCAGGAATTAGAGCGCTGAAAACATTTGCGCAAGCGAGCATAGCGGCAATCGGAACAGCGGTAGCAATGGGCGCAGTGAATTGGCTTATGGTTGCGTCTATTGCGGGATTGTCCGCAGTGTTGTCAATCCTTACATCCGTTGCCGGACTGCCCGAAGTGCCAATCGAGGTTGAATAATATGGGAAAAATCGAAACAGCCGTACAGTTTGCAATCGACATAGCAAACGACAACTATCACGGATATTCGCAGGCGCGCAGAGGTGACCGTGACACCGATTGCTCGAAAATAATCATCGACGGATTGAAGGCGGCAGGATTTGACACGGGCGCGGCAACCTACACAGGCAACATGCTTGCACCGATCTTGGTGGCAGGATTTAAGGACGTTACCGCATCGGTCAATCTCCGGACGGGTGACGGTCTACAACGAGGCGACATCCTACTTAGACCAAAAACGATCAGACGCGGCGGACATGCCGCTTTTTTTATCGGCAACGGTCAGATCGTACAGGCGCAGGCGGATTATGACGGTGTATATGGGGACGGAAACAGTAGGGAAATCAGAATACAGGCGTATTATGACAGTCCTTTTATTTTCGTCTTGCGCTATCCGGAAATCGCATTTTCGTGCGGACGCAACCTGAAATTAACCTCTCCGATGATGCGCGGTGAAGATGTCAAGGGATTGCAGACCGCTCTATCCTCTCTCGGGTTTGCTTGCGGAACGCTTGACGGAATCTTTGAGAATAGTTCCCTGAGGTGTCGCAACAAATCTCTGTGTTCCCGCTGCGTCTGCCAGTACAAGCCCGTTGGTATCTGCAATAAATCTCTGTGTTCCAGCTGCATCAAGGACATAGGTTCCCGTTTGTGTTACATAAATCCTTGCAATTCCGTTTTTGTCCACGAGGTGAAAGTCCCCTCCGCTTGTTGTCATAATTTTTAGTACGGGAACCGTTGTGGAAAACCCCTTTTTAAAAATCGCTATTCCGTTCATCTGCGATCCATCAACGAGGTATTGCCCAACCGTAGCCCAACACTCCGGATCTGTGGGATCATTTGTAAACACGTTTGCAATTACCCCTATAATTCCGGCAACGTTCGCCATTCCGCCCAGAAATGCGTCGGTTGTCATGTCGTAATAACCCATTTTTTCACCGTTCATTACGGCTTTCGAATTCAGTTCCTCGCATTCCGCAACAAATCCGTCTGTGTGGTTGATATAAACATTGTTGTACTTTTCGCCCTGCTTGATTGTGCCGGTCATGTCGCTTTGCAAGGCGGCAAGTGATACGTCTTGTGCGTACAGGGATTTTGCAATGTTCGGAGCAATGTCTCCGATTGTCAGCGATGTGAATTTGTCGGACAAAGAATTCCAGCGATACACAGAAACCCGTTTTGCTATGTCCCTTTGCCAATACTTACAATGCACCGTATCGCCTAGTTGGATATCAAGCGATTGCAAGGCGGTAAACTGCTTGTATTCTTCCGTGCCGAGCAGGTCGACAAAATCAATGTCGATCGTTACTCCGGGGACATCTGCGCCCAATGCGAATAATTCCGCAAC